ACACGTGGGTTCAGTTGCTATCGGTCTCGCCATGACAGTCGTCTTATTCACAAAGCTAATTGAATTACCCTCTACTACATGCACGCCTCTACCACAGGACGGATGGCTCCAAGCCTCCGCAAGCTGAGGGTTACGCGATGAGCATGTACTCCAAACATCGGAGAGACTTGAAGTGCAACTAAGAGGAGAGCAGAAAAGCTTGCTGTACATATCCGTGCCGACCGCGGAGCGTGAAGCCCCAGGGCCAGTACGACCGGAGTCAAAAACTTCGTTATATGTAGAAACAAGCGGCTCAGTCTGGTCATTGCTATGATACCAGAATTCCCTGACTTCGTTTATGAAGCCATTGAAGAGCTCCTCCTCCCAAACATAATCATAGCGAAGGTCCCATGATTTGCAACGCTCGTTAACAGCCAAGAATTTCTCCAAGGCTGCCTCACAAGCTTGCTTACATGGTTTATCCTCCTGGTTAAATTTCTTAACCAACGATTCGTTTAGTCGATAACACATGACTTCTTGAATCGAACTATCGACAGACCAGTTAAGGTCTGTATTTATGTAAGGGCTCAAGTCTTTTTGTAGACTAGAACGCAAATCAGAAGCACTAATGCGCATTTTGTTTGCTCCTATTATGTTACAGGACGGTTAATACCTCAGAAACTCTGCTGGATATCCAGCATAGAATAGCTCTTTAAATTGAGCATAATCACATCCTCACTTGGCAACTTATACCAAGAAGGGATGGGCAACTGAGGGAAAGTGCCATGAGCGATATTCAGATAGATTGTTTCCCCGTTAACTGCACGTACCACCGTCTTAATGACCGGTGTAACGCGGAGCGCGGCAAGATATAACCTACCCGTGGATCGTTTCATTAAAGCACGCCGTTGATCGCGAGATCTCCCATGCCCGACGCTTGTTGCCAAGCGGCGCCGAGTGCTGCAGAAAACATCGCCCGCACATTTGCGGGGTCAGCTGTATCTGCACCAGCCGGTATTTCAGAGATGACAGTAATACTGCCAACCTTGAAGGGCTGCCCCGTGAGGGGCAGCAGGCCCTTACGTACGATACATTTATACGTATTGGTGGGAACCTGAGACACAATACCAGTAACTGGATTTGGGCTCGGGAGGACCTTTAGGGTCACCGGCTTAGTAAAGTTAATGGTAAAGGGAGCAGCAACACTATGTGCAGTAACTCCTACTTGCGTACCTCCCAAAGCCGTGACGACGAC